GCTGCTGCGGGCAGAATTTGCACAACTGGGGCACAACCTGAACGGCGACAATGTGGAGCAGATGCAGCGAGCATTTGACGATATACAGGAGTTTTTATTTAAGCGTTAAGGTTGACAGCTTGCCACCCATGGTATATAATACAAGTAGAGGATTAAAGCTTTTATCAGCCATCCAGCTAGTGGCAAGTAAATTTTACGCTTGAGTAAAAACAGTAAAGAATTATACAAACAGGAATAGGGAGTACCTTTGGTTTGAAACCTTGGGTGCTCCCTATTTTTTAGCAGGTTGGAAGTATCAATACAGTTCAGAAACAGAAAGAACTTTGGCGGGAAGATCCTCGCGCTTGCCGGATGGGGTTGGTGTGGAGATGCTGACAGATATCGGTAGAGTTAATTTTACGAGTAGTATTATTTTTTTGGCAAGGTTCCGACATTTTTTAACGGCCTGCTTATCACGTTCCGCCCTACATTCCAGGCAGAAAGATGCACGAGGGCCACCGGTGAAAGTAATACCGCACGACTTACAAACATGAGATATCATGTGTGGTTTATAGACGGCTTGTCCACGACATGTGGGGCGTAAACGCTGTCTTTCTGCCCTTCAAACGAATCTCAACACCGAGCACAACGACGAAGTATGAAATTACCCCTTAAAATAAATCATTGACAGAGCATTGAAACAGCGAGGCAAGAGTTTGTGCTACCTGAACAGTAGGTTTGCTTTCGCCGGATTCAATGCGTTGGTATTGGCGGGCGGATATACCGAGTTTATCTGCTGCCTGTTGGACAGTCATATTAGCGCGGGCACGCATGGCTTTGAGACCGATGGGCTTGATGTCCGAATACTTTTCGGCCTGGCCATGATAATAACCAAGAGCAAAGGCACCTTGCAACTCAATGGGAAGAATGCTGTTAAATCCGTTCTGAACGTCTTCCTCGGTAAGGGTTGAATATGTTTGGGTAATCAGGCGATCCAGCTCTGGAGAGATACGGTGTTCAGAACGTACACGAAGAATCAGCTTGGTAATTTCCAAAAACGGATACATGGTGGCGTTTTGGAAGCTATTTGTTTTTGGACCATCGTCGCCATAGACTGCTGTGGTTAGTCGGTTATAGAGAACGCCCATTGCAAAAACTTGTTCTGTAGCAAAAGCCATAAGAAAGTCTCCTATCCGCATGACGTTTAATGTCGTTCCTTTGGTTATAGGATACGACATTTTATGTCATATGTCAAGGTGGTTTTGAAGATTTTTATTGGGTTCCCTATATTTCGCTAAATTAAGCTTTAGCGAAGTTGATGGTTATTTCTTGTTCTTTTTGTGTTCAGCCATTGCGTCTGCCAGGCGCTGTTCCCAACCGGCGTTATCGTCTAAAAATTTATTGTAAAGAATTTCTTCGGCTTCTTTCCTGGCAGCGATTGCGTCTTTTAGATCAGTGAAGAAGCCAAGGTGAATGAGTTTGTGCTTAAAGCTAATATATGCTTTGTAGGTTCCTTTTTTGGTAAGTGCAACACCGTTTACCCCGGTTTTAGAGTTTTTATTTACTGTTCCATTTACGCGCGAACGAAGTTTCGCCAAGTCGGTTCCGTCTACGTTTACGACTTTTCTGGTTATTTCCAAAGGCAGGTTGTACAAATTTATACCCAAGAATGTGTACGCGGTTGTTATTTGGTTGACGGGATTGATTTTTGTTGAATTGCCGGCATGTGGGGTGTATACTCTTTGGTATATGGGTTTATGGGATGTGAAACCGGGAAAACGGCCAATATGAATGGTTTATGAATTGATAGATGATACATGCGACAAGATTGAATCCGACCGGTGCTGGCTGCTGCAGCTATTACGAGTTTGTTTTACGCCGAAAACTGCAAAAAAATCAGACCCTCTCCCCTGCTGCCGATTGATGGGCAGAGCATTTAGAGCTGAACTACGAGTTTCTTTTACGGTGAAAAAGCGCAAAAAATACCGATTGTAATAAAGCCAGGACGGTATGGACGGGCGGCACATGGCAGGACTTGAAGTTGATTTATGACCACCCATAGCCAGAATTACGAGTTTGTTTGACCAATAGATTGAAAAAATATGGTTCAGATGGCCAGATATGGATGGTTGATGCAGCGGAATGAACTACGAGTTTTTTTGATTTGAAAAGGCGTGAAAAAAATCAGGGGCGGGACCACTCCCCTACCCTATCCGTTTGGCTTAAAACTACGAGTTTGTTTGACGAAAAGCGCAGGAAACAAAAATTTTTACGTGAATTACGAGATTGTTTGATGCGAACTGCGAGATTTTTTGACGGCAATTACGAGGTTGTTTGACAGCAAAAAGCAGGATTTTGCGTAAAAGAAACTCGTAGTATATGTAAAAGAAACTCGTATGTAAAATAAAAGAAACTCGTAGCTGGAATAAAAGAAACTCGCAGCTCGTGTAAAAGAAACTCGCAATATACCTTATATAATATAAATATAAAATATAAATAATAAATAATAATAAGCGCAAAAAAATTTTACTACGAGTTTTGTTTTGAAGAAAAGCGCAAAAAAATCAGGCTTGACGAGCGGATAAAAATAGGGTAAGATAAAGATATAATGCGTTAGGTATACCCACCTGTGCGATGCAATACATACACTGTGATTTGGAGGTTGAGCTTGACATGGCGGACAGGCTATGCGGGCGAACAGAATGATGAAAGACCAAAAAGTAAACCGTGCAGGCACAGGAACGGTGATCACCGGAGAGGTGATGACGAACGAAGAGGTTAAGGCGAAAAAGGAGCAGGAAAAGAAGGCTGGCTCCCCTTTTGCCGTTGGCTCTTACATCACCAAGAGCAATGACCTGATCCAGAAGACCAAGTATTCCCTGCCGCGCAACGAGCAGAAAATTTTGTTCATGCTGCTTTCCAAAATTGACCAAAAAAATGACACGGATGCTTCGAAGTATTACACGATTACGTTCAGCGACTTTTCAAAGCTGACGGGTGTGAATGCGGAAAAGCCGGCCTATGTGGCATATTTGCAGCACACGATTGAAAATTTGGAGAACCGGACATTTTGGGTGCCGATTGCCCCGACTAAGTACAAGAGCATGAGCTGGGTACGCAAAGGTTCGATTATTGATACTGAGGGCAAAACCATCAGTATGCGGTTCAATGAGGACATCTGGAAAGACATCGCCCAACTGACAAGCAACTACACATCCTATAGCATTGAATACCTGTTGATGATGCAGAGCACTTATTCCATGCGGGTATATGAAATTATCTTATCTTATGATAACGGCAACCGGGACTACGAATACGCCAATGGACTGGTGTTTGAGCCGGTGACGGACGAGGTGCTGGGGATGTTCCCCGCCAAGCGGAACCAGCTGCGTGGATACAAGTACAAAAAGTTTGGCATTGATGATTTCAAAAACCTGCTGTCTGTACCGACCAAAGAAGAGCGCGGTATGAACCGCAAAAAGTCCGATGTGGATAACAAGTATGACCGCGAAAAACCGTTGACAGAAAAGTACCCGAATTTTTCAGACTTTGAACGCAATGTTTTGAAGCTGGTGAAAAATGAAATCAACGAGATGACAGACTTGTGGTTTGATTATGAGCCGGTACGAACCAAAGGCGTGCGGAAATATACCCATCTGTACATCTTTATCAAGTACAAATCACGCAAAGAGATGGAGAAGGTACGGGCGTTTTTGAGCGCGAACCAGCGCAGCGATCAGGAGGTGGCACGCAAACAAAAGGCGAAGAAACAAGCTGTTTTGGCGGCTGAAACCGGAGAGGTCTCTCCCCTGCCCCCGGCTGTGATGGGAATGACGTTCCGCAAGGCGCGGGGCGAGATAGAAGACCGGGCTGGCTATGCGGACTATAAGAAGGAGCTGACCGTAGAAGAGCGGAATGTTTTGGCGAATGTGTTTACTTATGCGGCCAAGATATTGACCAACCAGAACAAACAGGACCAGGCTGAAGAAACACTGGAAGCGCTGAACGGAATCATCCAGAATAACCACGGGCTGAAAAGCTGGGCGTTGGGTGAACTGGAGAAGTTTAGCGTGATGCTGAGACAGGATGTGGAAAAGAAATCTGCCCAGTATTACCGCACGGTGGTGTACAGCGACATTGTGGAAAATTCCGCCACGATCATTGAAAGCGGAAAACGGCGGATGGGACAGGACGGCAAAGAGCCAATGTTCCGGCTGGATGAAACAACATTTGAAGAATAACCAGGGGGAGCTGCTGACGAGGTGGCCCCCCCTATTTTTAACTGTGTTACAGCAACAGGAACTTTTGAGTTTGACAAGTGCCTTACCCCGTTGACATTACTACGAAGTGTGATATAATCAAATTAAACAGCAACAGGAACTTTTGAGTTTGACAAGTGAGGGTTAGCTATGGCAGCAAAAATTATTACGATTGCGATTGAAAAAGGCGGATCTGGTAAGACGGTTACGGCTTCTAACCTTGCTTACCTAATGGGAGATGAAGGGAAAAAGGTTTTGTGCGTAGACACCGACCCGCAGGGCAACCTGACATTTGCATTGAGCGGCGGCAATACGATTACAAGCAATGCTTATTCCCGCAAAGCGCTGTACGATATGTTTGACGGGTTCAAGTACACCTCCACGAAGGACTATATTGTGGAAACAGAGTATGAGAATGTTGATATGATCCCGGCAAGCAGCCAGACACCGCGCATCAACAAGAGGCTGCCGGACCTGTTGGCTGATGCACAGCAGTATGATGAGGGAGACCCAAGACAGTTGGAATCTACGGCCGACTTTTTGCTATACTTTTTGAACCAGGTGCGGGAGAACTATGATTACATCATTGTGGATACCCAACCGACCCGTGACAGTATGATCCTTTCAAACGCATTGGTGGCAGCGGATTATGTATTGATCCCGATGATGTGCGATTCGTTTTCTGAGGATTCGGCATTTAGAACTTATTCCATCTGCAATGAGCTGCGCAAGAACCCAAAGACGAACCTGAAAGGAATCGGCGTGATTTTGACCATGGTGGACAAGGGTGCGGCCACGAGAGAAACGCGGGAAGAATGCCAGAGAGTGCTTGGCTCTACCCTGTTCAAGACTGAGATACCCAGCGCTTTGGCCGTGAAGACATCGGTGAGAAGATGTGTGCCGGTATGTTATTCTGCCAAAACGCAACCGATTGGCAAGAGCTATGTGGCGGCTTATAAAGAGCTGAAACAGCGGCTTGAAAAACTGGACAAGGAGGAAAAGTGAGATGGGTTTGAAATCAAAGCCGAAGAAAGGCAATGAAAAGAAACTGAACATTCCTACCAGCAGTGCAGCAAAAGAAGTGAACGATAACGATGCCGGCCGTGCCCTGGTTGGAAAGATTGTTGGCAATAAGACCATTGAGTTTGAAAATAAGGATATCAGCCTGGCAGACATCCGACTGAACCCGGACAACGAGATTTTCCGCCAGAATGACAACGGAGAAGATATTGAAATATTAGCCGAAGACATTAAGCGCAATGGCCTGCTGCACAACCTGGTTGTGTTCCCAGAGCAGGAAGATGGTAAAACGGTGTATGTTTTGCTTTCTGGCGAGCGGAGATACCGAGCATTGATGCTGTTGCAGGAAAAGGACGCGACATGGAATGCGGCCAAGAACTGTAATGTAGTTACCACTCCCCTATCCCCCAATGAAAAAAAAGTTATTCTGTACAGCGCTAACCTGCAGGTGCGTGGTGGTTTTGGAGATGAAATGATCCGGCGCAAGGCAGCAGCTGAATTTATTGAGTGTTTACAAGAAGAACCATACAGCATGAACCAGGTCGATGCCAGGAAAGCATTGAAAGAAATCAGTGCTGCAAGTGGAAAAATGATTGATAGAGATTTGCGCCTGGAAAACAATCTGAATAAAGGACTGCTGAAACTACTGGATGACAAAAAGCTGAAACGCTCAGAATGCGACAGATTGATCAAATTTGAAGATAAACAGCAACAGGAACTTTTGAGTTTGTACAATAGATTGTTTGCGATTAACTGTGTGAACGAAGAAGACCGAGACAGAATCCGCAATGATACCCAGCAGGGATTGGACGATGCCTGGAACGGAGACTCGACAGAAGAACGCGAGGAAAGGCTGGAGCGGGTATTACAAAGTTTTGAAACAAGCGTGACCGCACTTGAAACAAAGATGGCGGCCGAAAAGCCTGCTGAAACCGAGAAACAGGCTGCACTTGAACGCGAGATTGAAACTGCTGAGAAGAAGGCCGAAACCAAAACATTTGTTCAGAAAACTTTACAGCCGCTGGCCGGTAAGATTGGCAAGAAGATTGCAACGCCGGCATATAAGAGAGGACTGAAAAAGATGAGCCAGGAGCAGCGGGCAGAAGACATTAAGACGCTGACAGAGCTGATTGAAAAAGCTGCGAAGCTGAAAGAGCTGCTGGAGACGGTTAAGTGATGGCAAAGGAAGTAAAAATCAACCTGCGGCTGAGTATGCGTGTACGCGAGGTGCTGAACGACGAGGCCGAGGTTGAAGATACCCGCATTGGAACCGTGGCAAACCGGCTGTTGCAGGAAGAGCTTGGCAGGATGATGGCGGTGGGTGCCGACCGCTGCGTGATGAAAGATACAAAAGAATACCGGGCTTTGATGCCGCACCTAGAAGGAAGCTATGTGCTGCCGACAGAACTGGAAATTAACCGGCACATTACAACGCGGCTGGATGACAAGAACTACCCGCAGGTTTCTTTGTACTTTACAAAAGAGCAGGCAGAGTTCATGGCCGGACTGGTGAAAAAGCAGAGGATACGAGGAACCCTTTACTATGACGGCAGTGTGAAATCTTACCGGTATGTGATTGTGGGGATGCTGTTGAAGAACCCGTTGTTAGCTGATTTTGGCCTGAACTAAAAAGATAGCCCCCGTCCGCTGGGTGACAGTGGATAGGGGCTTTGTTGTTTTATTCGCTGACTTTTACTGCAAAGTTTTTAAGTTTTTGATAACAGTCAATGTAGAGTTCCTGCTTATCGCCGTTATAGGTAACTTCGTAATACAGGCCGTCTTTGACAGGGGTGGTGAAAAGACCTTTATTGTTTTGAAGAGTTTTGCACGACCAGACGGTGTAGATATCATCCGGTGACAGATAGACACCAGTTACATCAGCGTTATCATTGAAGTAACGGGAGATGGCGGTGCAGGCGGCCAGTTCAAATTCTTTAGGATTCATGGGCGGTACCTCCGGTAGAATTACAGGTCATATCAGGCGGCGCTTTCCAGGCTATATCAAGCGGCGCTTTCCAGGGGGTTGGAGTAGGGACAAACGGCATATTATCAATCGGCTTAGTGTTTGGCGTTACCGGCAGAACTGTTTCGCCCTGTTCGGTTGTGATGGTACGCTTGATGAGATGGCCGGCATCGTCGAATTCTTCCGTAAAGGTAAAGATTGTTTTACTCAACTTTCCAGCCTCCTTCCTTATCCCAGGCAATGAGCTGGTTAAGGGTTTTGGGGGTATAATCATGCAGCATACAGCCAACGTTGATGATGTTGCCCTTGTTGCTGGCGATACCGACCGCGTTATCACGCAGTTCTGCTTTCCACTTGGCGAGATAGGTGTTCTCACGGGTGTTATGGACGTGGCCGCAGAGCATATAGCAATCCGGCGAATAGGAGTGGTTGTAGAACATGACAGGG